GAACCTGAAAGAAATGACGGGATATATTGATATATTCCTTGAGAATTACGATAGAATCCTTCTATGCGAGCAACATCTGTATTCACCTCTTTAATGTATAGCACACCATACATTCCTGTACCAATAACTGGATCTGGATCTGTTCCAATTCCAACTACTGTAAACTTGGGTGATTGAATAAATCGATGTCTTCCATCTTCACTAGAACCAACATTCCAGAAATGATCGCGTGTTGTGACTGTATTTGTTCCAACTGCACTATTTCCCATAGTGGTTTGAATATATGTTGTATTATTTTGAATAACAGTCTCATTGGCTTTTACTGAACGTGATCCATCAGGACTAACAGAATTCCAAGTCATACATAACCTATTTTTTTACCGGTTTAACACGTGGTTTTTTTGAATATCCCATTTCTTTTTCGCCTTTCATCATGAGCTTTTCCATACCAGCAGTTTTCATGCTTCTATCTTCTTTCTTACGCGTTTTTTTATCGTACTCTTCATCTTCAGAGATAAAAGTTTTACCATTTACAACTTTACCCTTAGGCTTCATGTTTTTTGGCATTGTATTTTTATACGCGATTAACTTAGGCATTTTTTTTTCCTTTATTTTTCACTTTTTTAGGAAGTTTTTTATTTTTTGGTGTTTTTTTCTCAAATTCTTCTGCTAATTCTGGTTTTTGAGAGTACATAAAGGCTCTTTGAGCTTGTGATTTATACGGCATTAAAACCTCGGCATTGTTCTTGATTGTTTTATCTGGTTATGACAATGCGTTAACATCAACTTTCTTTCATGTGCAAAATCTGACTTCAATTCTGCCTTTACAGAAGGTTCATAACGAAAATCCCTTGCATAATTGAGCGCTGCTCCATAAGCAAGATATCTAAGCCAATAATCATACTGGATCGTTACATCTGCATCTGCATAATCATTATTTTTCTTGTATCCATAGATTTTTACTAGATACGATGTATTAGGAATTGTCCTAAAAGTAAATTCGTTTCCATAATAAAGTACCATCGTAGGATATCAAGGGATAAATATTTCTTCATTATTGATACCCCAGATAGAAAAAAATTCTCCTGGATCTTGATATATAGGCAACCGATTCCACGATACCGAATTATTTACAGGATCTAATAAAGAGATGAAAGATTCGCTAGATATATTGACGAAGTCGGTGTCTGCTCCCACATCATTGAATGTGTAGACTCCTGTCGTATTGCTTTCGTCTATCGTAAATGTTAGTGTTCCAAATTGCTCAAATAGTTTTATATCATCTGACATCGTCAAACTGACAAAATCATTTAAATATTTTAGCAATATCACATCGCTAGAATCAGGATCATTTGCATTTCTACGACCTATTGCAAGCCTCATTATATCTAAAACATCGCTAACAAACCTTTCACCTTGTGCCATACTTATGCTTCCTGATAGATAGTTCTTAAGCTAAATCGCGGCTCTTTATGCGAAATACGAGTTTCTTTTGAACCATCTGCATTGTCATACCACTTCCAAACTGGAGTACCTTTTTCAGAAAGATGATTAATGATACACTCAGGTAAATCATATGTTTTTCCAGGAATCAGAGTTTCATCGTAATGAATAAGATGATTGCTTAGGAATACTGGAAGAGGGTTACTCGGTTGGTCATTTCTTTGAAATACCACCCTTTGCTTAGGATGCAATTCAATAGGGCATTGCTTTATGAGATATCGATTAAGTTTGAGCTTTTTATTCAGCTTTCGAGCCTCTTCATTATATAGGCGATACTCCCTAATATTAGTAAGGGGCATTTCATCAATTGGAAGTTTATTTTCTTCAGCCTGATTTAGTGATTTATCCATCACATCATCTTCGACTGCTTGTGCAACATGTTTATGTTTACCCATTTTATCTCCTATTCGTCATCACCATGATAAACGAAATTTGTTTCTACTAAATTGCAATATCCACCTTCTACATATGGGGGATAATTTGTTGAGTCTATAGGAAGAAATGTAATTGGATCTTGAAGATAAAAAGTCGTTAATCCTGTCACAACAATCCTAAACTTATAATTATTTAGAGGGTCTTCGCCTCTTGGGGTTGGCATAGCGCCGTTTAAATCTGTTAGACGCACAAAGTTTCTTGTAGAATATTCGTGATCTTCTACTGTCGTTACAACGCACGGAAGAGCATTGCTAATACTTCCTATGTTTGCTCTTCTTGGTGTTTGACCCATGTCTTACATCCCATAACTATTTAAATCGATTCTATAAGATGCATCAACACCATATTCTTGCATGAACTGATTGCAATAATTATTACTAAATTTGTAGTACTCTTTTTCAGTAATCTTTATCTTATCTTTACGTTTTTCCCACATCTTTTTTACATTACAAATATCTGGTCTCGTATCGTAAATTTTACATCTATTGTCTTCAGCAAGATATAAACATGCTCCATCCTCACGTTGTGGCATAATTCCAAGTTCTCCAGCTTTACGGCAACATGCTCCACACATCGTACACTTAAATTTTATATCTTCCATATACACCTAAATATGAAGGGGAAATTTATCCCCTTCATTGAATTATTAAGCTAAATCACCAAGATCAGTAATTTGCCCCCATTTATACACTTCAATTAAAAACTCATCATTATCACTCTGCATGACGTCAGTTCCAGCAGTTAATTGAAAAACGATAGGTTTATAATTGTAAGGATTTGGATCATATGGGTTTGTATTGCTATATGGAGTCACTTGAGGGTTATTCAAGCTAATAACAGCTGTTTCAAGTGTAATACGTCCCCCACTCACATAAGTTGTGAATGCTGTGCCATCAACAGGTTCACCTGTAATCACATCTTTCAGTGAAAATGTAGTTGGCCCAAGAACAACAATTTTGTATCTATTATTGTTTAATTGACCCATTCCCCTAGCTGTGGGCATATCAGAACCTAAATCAGTAATCCTTATGATCTGATTTGTCTGAAATGTAAATGTGCTATGTGTTATTACCACTGGATCGGCAGCTGTAATAGCTGAAATAGTGGCGTGCATAGAATCTTGGCCGCCTGCCGTATCTGCAACAGTAAAACCATTTGTTGAAGCATCTTTAAAGTTGAAAGAAGATCCAGCAGCAGAGTCAATAACAGTTTCTTGAAATGCATGGGCAGCAGTTGTTTGACCACGAAACCAAACAGAGATAGGATCTCCTCCAGCTGTTGCAGTCCATTTTGTTAGATTATTGAAAACAACCTTATCGGGTTGAAAATCGAATGAAAAAGTATGAGCTGCACCAGCTGAAATAAACTTAAATGCGGCGGTCATTGTTTGACCTTGAAATAGATCTGACATAGATTACCCCTTAGTTGAAAGTAAAGTTACAATATGGGAGTCATCGAGAATTGCAGCATTAAACCATGCTGTAAAACCCATTGACTGGAAGCGATTCAGGTAATCGTTAAAACCAAGAGGCTTCAAAATCATTTCTGTAGACACTTCATCGATTCCAACATATCCGTAAGCGTTAGCTCCAACGAATGTATTGTTATAAACGGGTGGATTTGCACTCGAGTACTTTACAAGTGTAGAAGTAATCCAGCGAGCTTCGTCAGTTGATCCAAATTCAGCTTGCAATATTGCCTCTTGTGAGCCGTATTGTGAAGTCGATACAAAAGCATCTAAAGCTCTAATATCTGGTTTCAAATTCACGTGAGCCGTAACCCAAAAACCACTTTCAACTGGACCTGTACCAAAACGTGAAGTTCCTTCGATGGTTGGAGTCATTTTCTCAGTGTCATTGTCATCCAAATACTGGATAGCACGGTTAACATCTGTTTGCGTTAGCTCTGTAATGGCATTTCCATTAATACCATTGAGACAAGAAATCTGAGGCACGCTTGAGTCCCAAACATCGCGAGTAACCTTATCTAGCATAGTGTGCATACACTGAGAAAGATTATCAGCTGTTTCAGATGCTGTGTCATCTTCTACAACCATCAATACTTTTCTACTAAGCAATACAACTTTACCAAATTCTTGCACGGTAACGTTGATATCAAACTTTTGTACTTGCTCAGGTGCTGGGTCAGCATCTTGAGATAGTACGACTGGATCAGAATTCAAATTCTCTTGACGTCTGAATGCCATCGTATCAGTATTTTTTTGTGGAAGGCTAAAAGCACGACCAAAAAGATTGTGTACACATCGTGGTTTTGATCGTTGCAGAAGTGCACGATGTGCCCATCTATCCGCCATCGATCCATAGCCTGAGGTTGTTGTAATAGACATTTTTTCCTTTTGCCTATCTACGCTTTTTTTGCGATTTTCTCCATGCACTAAATTCAGTATCGGACATCGTCATGACATCAACAGCTTGATTTAAAGATGCAGACTTAGGGATGCCAGCAGGAGAATTGGGTGCTTCTTTTTTTACAGGAGCCACCTTTAATTGCGCTTGCTGTTTAGGTGTTAAAGCGTCCATAAGTGTATATGCCTCTTCATAACGATTTGATGCTGTATTTATTGCATGAGCTAGATTAGGTCTTTGTTTTAAAAAGTTAGGTAAATATTCATTTAGTTTTTCATACTTTTCCGGATTCTGTTTAATCCACATCTTCTCTTCAATAATCCTAATTGACTCTTGCTGTGCACGACCTAAGTCTTCTCGTGTTGCTGACTCATATTTTGAGTTATCTTCTTCTTGTTGTGGTTGCTGAGTAGCTTGTGCACCTCTTTTCCTTTCCCACTCAAGCTCAAGTTCAAGTTCCTGACGCTTCTTACGCTCTTTTTGAAGAGCTGAAAGCGGAACTTGCTTTTGTGCCTCCGCATCAATTTCTTTTTCGACTGGAGCCACTTGCTCAATTTGCTCAACAACATCTTGCACAGCATCTTGAGGCTCTACGGTGTCCTCTTCTTCATTCATAATATTCTCCGTATTTTATAAACGTGAAATAGCCCTTCACGACGGCATAGCGCCTTTTGCTTGTAGGTAGGCGACACCTGTTTTATTAAATTCTACTTTTAACTTCTCACCCTTTTTTTTAGGTGCTACCATCCAAAGAAGTTCACAGACTCCTTTTTTAGGATTTACCCAGTAAACTAACTGATTGCTAGTAAATGGAGGTAATCTTAATGTAATTCTCGGTGTATCCATCATAAATTCTGAGGGATTGTTAGGATTGAATTTAGCATGTAAATTTATGTAGTATGTTTCATTAGTCTGAGTTTCACTAATGACCTTATCTACTACTGATTCTATAGATTTTTTTAACGAGTTTTTCTCCTCGTAGAATTTTACGGGCAGAATCAAATTACTAACTGGATCCATCATCATTTTCATAAATTACATCCCGCTTACACCACGGAGTGAGTCTTGTTGCTTCTGCGCTTTTTGCAGTAACATATTAGCCTTTTTCTGGTCGGCATTCATTCCTGGACCACATTCTGGTTTAACCTGTCTTGCCATTTTCATTGGATTATCTTTATAGCTACATACGCCCTTTGCGCTGTCCATAAACTTCCCATTACTTGATTGTCCTTTAGCCATACTAACCTCCCTGGTTAAAGCCATTCATTATTTGAGATTGGTCTTGCTGCATACTTGCAGCCTGTTGCATCTGCATATTCTCAGATGATCCTTGAGTTTCAGTGTTGATCTGGTCTGCTTGTGCGTGGATTGTCTGATCGATATTCTGCCTATCCGCTGTCTCTTGATGTTCCATCATGTTTACAAATTCCAGTACCTTAAGAATTCTATCATCCTTCATTGCTGCTATTTCAGTGATTGTTTTAGCTCTAGCAAGTGCAGCTTGTGCTCTATTCTCTTCAGCTTCTGAAGCCCTTTCTTGACTAAGAGATAAGTCAGCCACTACCCTAGCACGTCTCTCTTGAGCTAATGCTATCATCTGCTCCTTCTGTGCGTTTCCTAGTTCTAGCGCTTGTTGTTCCTGAGCATCTATCTTAGCAGCCTGCTTAGCCATACCTTCCTCTTGCGCCTTAATAGCTTCTTCAAGTTCGCTAAGGCCAGCCATAGATAGAGCTTTAACAATTTCAGACTGAGGAACATCAACAATACCATCTCGTTTAAGATTGACGAGTTCATAATAGTAAGCATCTTTCTGAGATTTAGATCTGACACCCTCTTTAATGACTGCGTCATATTGTTCGAATTCCTTCTCGTAAAATTGATCAGTGGGTTGCTCTGCAAGAATCCGCTCTACTTTTCCGGGTGGATAATGCTCTTGAATGACTTTTAGAATTAAACCGCCTAGGATTTGCTGCGCTGTCTCAACATTATCAAATATCTTCCTATTTCCCCTTAGTCCTTGAGCAATACGCACCTGAGCTAGTCTTCCAGATACTTGAGTATTACCTTTTTCGTCGATACCCATTGAGCTTTCGTTAACGTTAGATAGTGTTAGAGTGAGCTTGTCGAGAACTTCTTGATAGGCAATTAGTGCGGGATTAGCACCTCCACCAGTCAATTGCTGAACTGAATCCATGCCTTGCGGGGCATTTTCAGGATCTATCCCTATGATTTTTCCCTGACCTGATTGCTGTAGATCTTGAGGATCAGCTACAGAACCGATCATATATTTAAACCCTGTAGATATATCAGAGTCCATCATATCGATGATTTTCATGTGGCGTTTGTTGAACTGCCTCTGAGCTGACCAATTGCATGATGCTATACCCTGAATACGCTGTGAAGGCATCCAGATAGAAGGCTCCATATAACATATAATGGGAACAAAGGGAAAAGTATGGTTTATCCCTGTTTTATCGTCTCCACAATAGACTCTCTGGCCATTAAGCATAATATTCAGTTCTACAAATGGTCTTTCAACAGATCTAATCTCGACTTCTGGAATATCATCTAGATTAATTCCGTTTATATCAGAATTTACACGCAGTTCTTCAAAGCGTCGAATGCCTAATTTGAGTTTATCTATATCGGATTTTGCAAGGTCTGTGATATCGCGATAGAAAGCTGATTTTATGTCCACTAAGAATTTTCGAGTCTTAGTAATGCGCTTGTAGTACTGATCATATGCTATTAAATTGCGATTGCGACTAAATGTTGTAAACTGAGGATGATATTGCATAAATTTGTCATCACGAAATCCAAATGTCAGATCGTCTATGTTTTTAGGATCGACAAATGGCAATAGTTGCTTTGCATATTGTTTGCTAATCAGATCTCTAGTTATACCAAAGGCGCAATCGCGTAGGTCTATGTTTTCAAAAGTAGGATCTAGATAAAAAGAATTGTATGTGCGTTTATAAAATGAGATATCTCCATTCACAAAGTCTCGTGAATAGTCCATCTGTATGCCTGCAAGACAAATACCAGATTTAAAAGCCTCATCGCATGCATCTAGAAATACCTGATATCCTTGCCCCTTATCCCAGATATAATAAGACAACTTTGTGAACTGATCAGCCGTCTTTTGATCCGACCCCTCAACTGGAGAGTAGATAATCTGGTTGATGTTGTCTCGCAGATAGCCAGAAAAGAACTGCAATGGCCGACGGATGATATTGAATTCAAGAGGTTCCCTACCCTCTTTGATGAGAGCTTTTCGCTCATCATCTGACCATGTATATCCAGACGCTGCCAGAGTATAGACTTGTGCATCTTTTACAAATGGAGCCCAATAATCATGTGAATAACGATAGTTTTCTTGAAATTCGCTTCTAATTTCGTTATCATTTAGCATGTATATTCCGCATATATTTAAACTTTAAAATATATGTTATGCGACGTGATATCAATAAATTTTTATCGGACTGTGTAAAAACCTATATAACTCTTTTTGCTCTATTTTCTACGATCTGCTTATGTTTTTCTAGTGCCCCTCCTAAATTTGATACTGTTTCTAAATGTGATACCGCTTGGCACATATACATAAAGCAATCCGCATAATTGCTTGAGATATCATGTAATGGCTCATCAAGATATCTGCCAGTGGGTTCGTTCCATTTCTTTCTATATTTACTAATCTGATCTAAAAAAGGTTTTACTCGATTGACATTGAACACACAGCGATACGACGCTATTTTAGCATGTGAGATTTGCAACTGTTTATCCATGCGCTTTAAAATATGAAACTTTGTTCCAGTGCTTGCAAATAGACGCTTAAAATCTCGCTCATATGTATTCTCAACAACGATTGCATCACGTTTTGCTGAGTCGTGGGGAAGGAAGATCGTGCTATATAAATATTTCTTATCCTGAAGTAAAAACTTTGCGTAGAAATCCACCCCTTTATTTTTGTCTTCGTAATAGTCTATAACGCGTATTTCTCCGTGAGCAATCTGAAAGAAAACCATAACAGTTAAGTCATTTACGCCTATATCCATTGCAACATATACAGGCATTAAAGCATCGTATAGAGGCGTATAGAGGCATCTATGAGACTTGTAAGCCTCTTCGATAGCCTGAGCAAAGTAATAGGCGTCTGAGGATGATAGGAATGACTCTTTAACAGTGCTAGGAAATTCCTGTTTAATTTTATCACCGAGTACTTTTGTCTGTACCGCATACCAGTTTCTTTGTTGCTGTGTGATGATTATTTGCTGATCTTTCTCGAGATTATCAAAATAATCTGTCATTTGTATATCATAGTTCACTTTGTCTTGTAGAGTATACGTCGGCTCCATCATCCACGGATAAAAGAAAAGTTTGTAGTCTAGTGCAGATAGATTATCATTACCACGTCTAGACGCCTCCATAACCATTTCTGCGAAAAACCCACTATTACCTTCTCCTGTGCTTTCAATAACAACTCTTCCATCACGAGGAACAGCTTGTAGTGTACCCGTGATAACCTCTTCGGCCTTTTGTGGATTACGTGCGCACGTTTTACCGAACTCCGACACAAGTACAAGCGGGTACGATCCCCCCCTCAATGTAGTATCAACCCTTAATGAGCTACCATTATTAAACGTAATCTCTCTAGCTGATCTTTGAGTAATGCCAAGTAAAGGTTTTAGTTTATCCGGAAATGTGTCCAGGGCGTGGCCAATGATTTTTTTAAAAATGTGCTGCGCATGCTCTAGTGAGTAGGAAACAATTCCTCCTGCTAAGTGGTTGTTAAAAAGCACCTCATCAAGCAGGTATAAGACTGCAAATGTGCTCATACCAAGCTGTCGAGCTTTTAGTATAATATTTCGCGTGTGCAAATGCTCTAATACATCACCTTGGACCGCATTACATTTAAAGGGTATGCTATTACCATCTCTATCAACTATTCGATATAAGTTGTTAATACGCCATGACTTAGATGTTATTGTTGGATTAGATATGATTATTTCTGACATATATCACCTAATTCAAATGATTTCTTTAAATCCGCGAGATTTGATACTGATATGTTTTTTTCCTCATCATCGTCCCCCCAGCCAAACTCTTTCCCTTGTTTAGATAAAAATAATTTTATAGCATTGAAGGAGGTGTTGTATGCGATATCCTGCTGAGCTATCACATCAAGCCGATTTTCATACCAAAATATTTTTTTAAGAGTTGCCCCTTTTCGCGATTCTATTAAAACTTTTTTTAGATCTTCAGATGCAGCTATGCGATTATATAAATAATTCTTACAAACTCCAATATACTCAGATGACTTTAAAACATTGCCGTTAGTTGAAATTAATGCAGCTTTAATTAAATCATCATCAGCTTTATTAAGATTATTGCCCATGATAGTCCTTGATTTTCTTTCATCACATATGATAAACAATATTTTATCAACAAATATTTACATATTACATGTTTTATTGTAATACCAAAACTTTTCTTAGGCACTATTTTTTACGAAATACCAAAACTTTTCTTAGGCACTATTTTTCGCGAAGTAAACATTTACGTTGATTTTAATTACGCGTTTTGTTATATTTATAACATCAAAGCGAACACGTCTCCCTAATACTTGGCCCTTGAGCCTCGAGGTTGTAGCGGTAAGCAGCGATAAAACATCAAAACAAGAAACAGTAAGGAGAAGTAAAATGTGCAAATTTAAAGTTTATACTGAATTATTTGATGAAGTTGAGGAGTACGTTGGGTGCTGGTATACAACTCAGATTAATCCGCAGCACGTGTATCTATGTATACACAACAGCGGTAAAGTAGAAATTAATTATGACTGCGCTGGGGGAGGTGTGACCGGGGATGTTTTTTGTAATAGATTACTGATGTTGAGATTACCAGATACAGTGTACTACATAGATCACTGCAAAAATATTATTGCACAGTTAGAGCCGGAAATTAAAGCACTGTTAGAGGGATACGAGGAGGAATGGGACGGACAAAATTACCGCGGATCGTGGAATTTAGATCTAGCAATAGATTTGGAGAAAAAACTAGAGAGATACAGATCAACGATAAGATGGAATTATGAAGGAGTTATTGAACAAAGCATTAAAGATTATGGAAATTAATATGGGATTAAAAAATATGGGTGAGAGAAAGTTTCACCAAATTATCTGGTGGAAATCTGAAGGTTCCGCATACAAATGCGACAACATGATGACTGTAACGTCAATTGTTCCAATTAGCATATTAAATGAATTTACAGAATTTTTAGAGAGATGTTTTCGATTTAGGAAAATAAAACTGCTGTCTCGACTGTAGACTAGTCAAGACAGCAGAAAACAACTAAGGAAATACGCGTGTATGAATACCACATGTATTCATTAAAACTACATAAACAGTCAATTTAAAGGAAGAAAAAATGTATTGTGTTAACGATTATAACTACGATTTATACGATGTGTACTCAGAAGAAAGAGAAGAGCAGACGCTCGCAAAAAAAGCCTTGAAACATATGGAAGTAATTGACGAGCAACTGCAATATATAATAAATATTTTATATGCACAATCTGGTGATGTTAGCGCGATAGATCTGGATAATGCCATCGGAGAGATGTATGACGGGTTGGCAGATTTCATAATTATGAGCAAAAAAATGCCAGCAAATTTACCTGCAATTGTGAGGAAATAATATGAATACTCTACAAAAAATCGAACATATGCCTGTTGACTTCTCTCAGGAGAAATTGGACTTACTCAAAAATACAGTGTGCAAAGGAGCTAGTAACGACGAGTTTCAGCTATTCTTGCATGTATGCCGAAAGACCGGATTAGATCCATTTATGAAGCAAATCTATAGCATCCCAAGGGGGGGTGCTCGTACAATACAGACGTCTATTGACGGATTGCGTTTGATTGCAGATCGCACAAATAGATATAGTCCGGGCAAAGAATGCTCATTCGTTTATAACGATAAAGGCGCAATCATTTCAGCGACTGCCTATATCAAAAAAATGACGCATGACGGGACATGGCATGAGGTTTCTGCCACGGCTTATTTTGATGAGTACGCGCAAACAATTGGGACTTTCTGGAAGAAAATGCCTCACGTGATGCTTGCAAAATGCGCAGAGGCTATAGCATTGCGTAAAGCTTTTCCAGCAGAGATGAGCGGTCTATACTCAGATGATGAGATGCAACAAGCTGAATCAAAAGTTGTCGAGATAAAGCAAGAGTCCGAAGAAGTGATTTCACACGATCAACTATGTATTTTAAATGCTCAACTAGATCAGCTGATCACAGGAAGGGATGATCTAATGAAATTTCTAGAAATGACTGCTAAAATCAGTGATTTAGCACAATTACCAAAGAAATTATTTGTTCGCATCACAGCTACTCTTAAGAAAAAAATAGATCAACAAAACGAAATGACTAAAAAAGAAGTTGAGGAGCTAGTTTCAGAATGAAAATTATAGAATTAGAGCAAGGAAGTTTGGATTGGCACGAGTTTAGAAAAAATCATATCGGGGGCAGTGATGCCCCTTCAATTATGGGTGTTAGTCCTTGGAAAACTCGTTATGAGTTGTGGGAAGAAAAGCTAGGACTTTATGAAAATCTTAATACGACTTATGCAATGCAGAGGGGTCATGATCTAGAAAATTCGGTAAGAAAACAGATAAACATTACTTTAAATTGCGATCTAGTTCCATGCGTCTTTGAACATGATGAACATGATTTTTTTTTCAAGCAGAAGACGGCATACGAGATAATAAAAAATACACTTG